AGTCGTTATGGTAGTAAAGATGGTAGAAACAAAACAGACTTGCTAAAAGTCATACATTATGCTATGCTACTATTACATTTTGATGGACACTATGGAGAACCATCAATGCCATCTGGCGACTTTGAACAAATGCCTTAACAATTATGACAATGAATTTAAGTGACAACACTTTGGGTATCCTCAAGAATTTTGCAGGAATTAATAATTCAATCCTTGTGAAAAAAGGTAATCAACTTCGTACCATATCTGTTGCGAAAAATATCTTAGCAGAAGCAGAGATACCAGAAGATTTTCCAAGAGATGTTGCAATTTATGATCTTAATCAATTCTTAAATGGATTAAGTTTACATCAAGATCCTGATCTTGATTTTTCTCAAGAAACACACCTTACTATTCGTGAAGGTAGAAGAAAAGTTAAGTATTTCTTTGCCGATCCGCAGGTAATCATTGCACCTCCAGAAAAAGAAATATCACTACCATCACAGGATGCATGCTTTCAATTAGATAGTAACGCTTTAGAAAAATTATTAAAGGCAGCTGCAGTGTACCAATTACCTGATCTTTCAGTAGTAGGTGATGCCGGTGTTGTTAAGTTAATTGTTCGTGATAAGAAGAATGATACATCTAATGAATATGCAGTTACTGTAGGAGAAACTGATAAAAACTTTACCTTTAATTTTAAGGTGGAAAATATTAGAATTATTCCCGGATCATATGATGTAATAGTATCGTCTAAATTACTATCTAAGTTCACAAATAGTAAGTTAAATCTTACATACTACATAGCATTAGAACCAGATTCAACATTTGAATAATTGATATATAATGCATAAGTTTGAATTCACCTTTGAAGAATTAAAATGTTTAAGGATATGTGTATCAAATGCACCTATACCTTATGACATTACTATGAAAAAGATACCGGCATCTATTTTAAAAAAAATAGGTGAACCTATCAAAGAACATTATAAAGGTGAGGATTTAGTTAAACTTGATTTGGGAGTTTATCAATGAATAACATAGGCCTAGAAGTTATATTTTGGACAGCACTATCAATTTATCTTTTAGCAAAGTTAGGAGTATTCAGAAAAAAATGAAGTATGTTCTTTACAACGAAAGATTTGAATCTCAAGGATCGTTTGCAACTATGGAAGAATTGAAAAATTTTTTATGTGCTAAAAAATATGATGAGGATGATAGGACTTATATGTTTGATACTTTCGATTACATCAAATCTATTAATTGGCACTTTGATATAAAAGAATGAAACTGAGACCGACTGAACCTAGATTTACTGTTGATGGAAATCAATACGCTCCTGATTTACATAAGAAACCTACTGAAAATTTAGAGACACTTATGAAAGCATTAACTGAGATGTTAGATGATACAAGTCAAGATAATAAAGAAACAATAGCATATCTTTTAGGTTGTAGAGATATTGTTGATTATCTGAGAACAGGAAAACTACCGAGTGAAAAAAATTATACTCCTATAAAAACAGATACTGGATTACAATTCAAAGATAAGGTAACTTTTATTCCAAGATACTTATGAAACTAACACAGGAAATGATTGATGAGATTCAAAGACTCATGGAACATACTAAGAAAGATGGTAGTATGAACTGGGTTGATGGTGAAGAACTGCAAATTAATTTAGCAGGAACATTTGCTGCTGATCGATTCATCGTAATAAAAAATGTATCTAAAAAACCTTGGGAACCATCAATAAATAGTACGCATCATCCTGATTATGATCCCACATCTGCAGAAGAGTTTTATAAAAAATGGCCACATTTATTAGAACCACCTTATAGGAATAAAAAATGAGTCAAGAAGAAATAATTACTGAAATTGAAACACTTGTAGAAAAACTAGGTGGAACTTTAAAAAAGAGTAGACAAAACTATAGAGGTAGATTATCTAAAGTCATATTCATAGAATATGATGTGCATGATATGTAAAAATTATTAAATGTATTGCTAAAGAATAAATCTAGTGTTATAATAAGATTAAGAAAAATATTATTATGAACATTTTTGTGACCGATCCTGATCCAAATGTTTCAGCACAAGTGTTGCCTGACAAACATGTGGTCAAGATGCCATTAGAGTCTTGCCAAATGTTGGCGGTAGTGTTCTCTAAATGGTACTATAATTGGGGTAATGATTTATTACCGAAGAAAGATGGTACTCCATATAACACAGAGAAAGGAGCATTTCGTGGACATCCATGTACAATATGGGCAGCAGAAAATGTTGCAAACACTGCATGGTTAATTAAACATGGTTTAGCTTTACTCAATGAGTACCAAACTAGATATGGTAAAATACATTCATGTCAAACTGCGATGAACGCAGCAGAAAAAGTATTTGAAACACATACAGGCAAAACATTAGATTGCCATAAAGAGGCAACACCATTTGCATTTGCAGGGCCTGATGAATTTAAATATGATGAGAGTATTGATATTCTAACGAAATACAAAAGGTATATTGCATCTAAACCTTGGGTATGCAATAATTATCTTAGAAAACCTGACCGTAAACCTGATTGGTTATGAGTAATTTTATTTGGGTCGAAAAATATCGACCTAAAACAATTGATGACTGTATTCTACCTGATAATATCAAAAAAACTTTTAGTGATTTTGTGAAGAGGGGAGAGATACCCCATATGCTGTTATCAGGCCCACCGGGTGTTGGTAAAACAACTGTTGCAAAAGCATTATGTAATCAAATTGGAGCAGATCACTATGTCATTAATGGATCTGATGAAGGACGTTTTCTTGATACCGTACGTACGAATGCGAAGAACTTTGCGTCTACGGTCTCTCTTACGGGCGAGTCGAAACATAAAGTCATCATCATTGACGAAGCAGACAATACCACTCCCGACGTACAACTCCTTCTTAGAGCGAATATTGAGGAATTCTCCGGAAACTGTAGATTCATCTTTACCTGTAATTACGCAAACAGAATTATACCGCCTCTCCATAGTAGGTGTTCTGTTATTAACTTTAAGATTACTAAAGAAAACAAACCCATCATTGCTTCGCAATTTTTTCAAAGAATGATTGATATTCTTGAAACAGAAAGAATTGATTATGATAAAAAAGTTATAGCAGAACTTATTAGTAAATATTTTCCTGATTGGAGAAGAGTTCTTAATGAGTGTCAAAGATATTCTGTTGGAGGCAAGATAGATTCTGGTATCTTAGCAACCTTTAGTGATGTTGAAGTTCATGAACTTATTAAGAAACTTAAAGAGAAAAATTTTTCTGAGGTTCGTAAATGGGTAAATTCTAATTTAGATAATGATCCCACTATGATTTTTCGTCGTGTTTATGATAGCATGTATGAGACTTTAGTTCCTAGTTCTATTCCTGCAGCTGTTCTTGTTTTAGCTAAATATCAATATCAGGTAGCGTTTGTTGCCGATCAAGAAATTAATCTATTAGCATGTTTAACTGAAATTATGGTTGAGTGTGAGTTTAAATGAAAAAGAAAGAATCATTTAAATTAAATTTTTTTGGTATTCTTGGAATATTATTATTCATAAGTGGCATTTTTTCTGGTTATGTGGTATACTTATTTGTAATGAATAATTTTAAATGACTGTTAAATTAGTTCGCATGTGGTCAGGTGAAGATGTGATCGCTGATATCACAGAAGAAAATAGTGATTCAATCACAATTACTGATCCTATCGTGGCGGTTCCGTCACAGCAACAAGGACAGATTGCATTTGCACCTTGGTCTCCCCTACTTCAAAGAGATAAACTTGAGGTTACTAAAAAGTATATTGTTTATATTGCAGATCCTCAAGATGAAATTATCGAACAATATAATTCAATGTTTGGTAAAATATCAAAACCAACCAAGAAATTAATTATCTAATGGAAACGCATAGGAAAACACTTTTACATCTTTTAAAAGAAAGAGCGTACAAGAACGGAAAATTTATTCTATCATCAGGTAAAGAATCTGATCATTACATTAATTGTAAGCCAGTTACATTATCTTGTGAAGGTAATGCACTTCTATCACATTTAATGATAGAGCATGTTGAAAATGATGCAGTTGCTGTTGGTGGTCTTACACTAGGTGCTGATCCTCTAGTATGTGGTATCGCACAAAAAGCATATTACTCTGGAAAACATATTGATGCCCTTATTGTAAGAAGAAATCCAAAAGGTCATGGAACAAAGGAGGTAATTGAAGGTAATAAACCACCTAAAGGTTCAGTCGTTACAGTTTTAGAAGATGTCACTACAACTGGTAGCAGTGCAATCAAGGCAGTTAATGTGCTAAGAGATGCAGGTTACATTGTGAATCGTGTAGTTGCAATCGTAGATCGTCAAGAGGATCATAAAGTCTGGGAGAATAATGAAATAGAATTTATATCTTTATTCAAATTGGAGGAAATTGTTGAATGAAATGTTGGCATTGCTCCACTGAATTAATATGGGGTTCTGATTTTTCCGGAGAAGATTACGGATGTGAAGATCAGTATTCCATAGTTACAAACTTACACTGTCCTAAATGTGAATCTTATGTTGAAGTCTACTATCCTAACCAAAGAAGAGAAGAAAATGAAGAAAAAACTGAGAGCACAAGTTAAATCAAGATTTTATTACATTTTCTGGGGATCTGCAACAATAGCTGTTGTATTAGGTCAACTCTATGTTGGAACTGGTTATAGAGCAATGGCTAGAGCGATTGCAAATTTTGCCGAAACTGTTATAATAGAATCAGAAAGATTAGACTTACAAAGAGGAGACGATGGATTTCTTTATTAATGTAATCCCACATGGGGATTATGCAGGATTGCCACCAACAGGTGTATTCATTTTTTGGATTGTAGTATCCTTAGTTTCTTTGGTAGGATATGGATTATATCTTACTTTTGGGCCGGGTGGAAAAAATTTAAAGGATGAAATAAGGGAACATGCTAGGATGCATGAGTTAGGTATTGCTCATGGACATGAAGGTCGTCATCCAGTAATGACACAAAAAGCACAAGAACAGGATTATCCACAACATCATCATGGTGATAAAAAAGATTGATGTAGACAAAGCAACATGGGCTGCAGATCAATTTATAGATTATTTTAAAAATTTTACAAGTCTTGAAGATTATCTTCGACATGTTAAAAAATCTGTTATAGGATACTCTAGTCCACTTGATGATCCTAAAGATTATTTTTTGAATGAAGACATTCATCCTCAAGACATGGATTTTGATATTCGTCTTGTTGGTGAAAGATTTCATAATGCAATTCCACATGAATATTTTAAAAATCTTTTAAGATCAGTATCATCACATAATAATGAAGATAATATTCCGGGTAGAGAATTAAGATTGATGGTATATGAAAAAAATACAAATAAAATAGTTGGATTCATACGTTTACAATCTCCCTTAATTAATTCTAAACCTAGAAATGAATGGTTAGGAAAGGCACCTAATTTAACCATATTTAATCGTCATGCTGTAATGGGATTTGCAATAGTTCCCTCACAACCATTTGGATATAATTATCTTGGTGGTAAACTTTTGGCATTAATATGTGTATCACATTTTATCAGAGAAAAATTAAATAATATTTTTGAAAAAGATATTGCATTATTTGAAACTACCTCTCTCTATGGATCAAGTAGTTCTGCATCACAGTACGATGGACTTAAACCTTTTATTAGATTCAAAGGTTTCACAGACAGTAAATTCATTCCTGTTCTATACAAAGAGGCATTTCACAATTTGCATGATAAATTTATGGAGTGGAATAATAATGAACCACTAACAGAAAATAGAGCATCATCTAAGAAACTCAAAAGACAAAGAAGAATGATATCAATTATTAAAAATAGTATTGAAGACAAAGAAAAATTAAAAGAGTTTAATGATGTGATTGATATGGCTTATAATCTTACTGAGAAGAAAAGATTTTATATATCTGATTATGGTTATGGTAATGTACGCGAAGTGATTGCAGGAGAACAAGATAAATTAATTCGAGGACAAAACTGGGATAAGTTTTATCTTGAAAATATTATGTCATGGTGGAAAAAGAAAGCAAGTAAACGATATGATAAGTTAAAAAAAGAGAATAGATTTAGAAACAAGGTTGAATTGTGGACACAGGACGATGATATACAAATCATCAGATAATAAATAATTAAAATTAGTGTGAAAGATGAAAACATTTAAGCAGTTTTTAGATGAGAGTAGTCTCTCAAGAATCAAAAGTAAATCAGATAAGAAAGGAATCGCAGTAATGTCAGCATCAAGAGCCGATAAATCTGCTAAAGAGAATAGATCAAGAGCTAATCAATTAGATAAAGATATTCGTGGTAAGTTTGGTAGAGGTGCAACTAAAGTGACTGGTTCTTATGTTGAGAAAGATGATAAGACAGGTAAGGAGACTAAAGTAAAGGAAAGAAGTCATGTGATAGATCGTGGTAAGATGAGTAAAAGAAAATTTAAAAAAGAAGTAAAAAAATTAGGAAAAAAATATGGACAGGATTCGGTCTTGACACAAGGCAAAAAAACTGGTACACTATCAGCAACTAGAAAAGGTGGTCTTGGCAAGAAAAAAGGAATAGGTGTGGGTAAATTCAAACCACAAGGAAAAAACCCAGAAGGTCAATCTCAGATCAAGGGAAAAACATTCACTTACGGAAAAGATTAATGACTGAAAAACTTTATGATGATTCAAACTGGAGAGAGGAATACAAATCTTATACCAGTAATAAAATGGAACTAGAATTACTTGAAAATGGCCCTAAAAATCTATCTCAATCATGGCATCTTCAGGCACTATACAGTAATTGGAAAAAGGCAAAAGGTTATAATAAATTTGATGCTAAAGAAAATAAAGGACAGATGCAATCATCAATGCAAGAATTTTTTGAGAGTCAAAAAGATCAAGGCATCTAAAAGATATGAGTAAGATATGGAGAATATGGGCGAAGGCACTAGGTGACAAATCTGGAAAAAACAATAGAGAAGCAGATTATATTGCAATTATTAGAACCTTTATCTTTCTCCAACTTATAATCACTAACTGTTTTATTGTTGGTGGAAACATTCGGCACTGGAATGATCATCACATTCCACCCTCTTATATTATTGAAAATGAATGAATTAAAAGACTATGTAAAATCATATCCCGATTTTCCAAAGAAAGGTATTCTTTTTCGGGACATATTTCCATTATTGCAAGATCCTGTAATGACATCTGTAATGATGAGTAACTTTAGAGATTTTATAGAAGAACTACAAAAGAAAAATTTAAAACCTGATTACATTGTAGGGATTGA